GGAAGAGGAAAGTTCTTTACGAAGAGCCGCGTGTAATCTGGCTTGTACTCCAGACATGACCTTCATACTGCGCTCTAATAACGCAAGCGTCGTTCCGACTGGGGCGTTAGCGTTCGCGGATGAAATATCTAAATCGGCCACCGAACCAATGCGCCTGCCCTCTTCAACAATATTGCCAAGTAGCTGGTAAAGAACACTGGAAGGTTCTTTGTACGGGAGTGGATAGATGTTATCCCGTATAGCTCCTCCCGGAATATCGACATCACGGAACTCTCCGGGCATCAGCGGTGAATCGTCTCCCTTGATTCTTAATCCTCTTGCTTTCAATCCAGCAGGCAAGTTAGCCAAGGTTCCTGCATCGACTAACTGACGGAGAATAGAGGTGGCAGACTTAGTCAGTCCGCCGATTAAATGAATCAATCCGATTCCATAAAACCCTAGTCCCGGAAGATAAGGGTAATGCACAAAGTGCAAACGCTTACGCTTCTTCTCATCATCTTCGTAGTAGTTGCGTTTGATCGACAAAACACTTCGCGACGACTTATCGATTGTAATCACATGAGGACGGGCGATGCCGTCAGGATCATCAAACGGAGCAGGTAGATCAATATCAACATGCATCTCTAATATGGTGAATCGATCATCGCTATCCATAGCAAAGGCCGACTCGCCGTCGATCTCGTCATACTTTTCATCAATATCTGAATGTTCGGGTGATGGGTCAGGTAAATCAATGTCACGATAGAAGCCAGACACCATGAGCTTCAAAACCTCGTTTGGTGTTTTCTTCATCACATGGGTGTATCGCTCGCAAGTTGGCAGATCAGAAGCCCCGTAAGAAATTACAAAGTCTTCTGCTGGCACAAACATAGAGACGGGCCGCTCCATCATCGGGTCGTAGTACACCTTTTTAAAAGCAGAACCAGCTAGTGGTAGCTTGAACAGCAGTTGCTCAAACTCATCACGATACTCTGTCATCACTTCCGTCGTCAGATAGTTCATCTCTTCTTCGACACGATGAGCCTGCTTCGACTTTTCTTCACTGTGTTTCCCAATGACCTGTGTTCTTACCGGACCGGAAGCGGGGAATATTTCTGTGATTGCCTGTGCCTGAAAACGGACGACTGATTCTGTCAATACAGGATGGAACACACCGCAGGCTCCGGGCCACGGCTGATCTCGCTCTTCGATTTTCAGACCCAGAAGATCGAGACCTTTGACATATGACGATGCCCAGTCTTTACGAGATGTTCGGTCGCTGTTGAATGCCTCGATTAAATCAGAAGCCATCGACTCCAGCTCACCCTCTGGCAAATACTCTGCTAGGTTTGAAGAGTGATCTGGACCGACCAAATCCTCTTGCATCTCTGAATCGAGAACAATCGCCACAGAGCCATCATTATCAGTGACGGTGACTGCATCAGGATCAATAACCTCAACCTCTAAATCTGGCTCATCATCTGTGGTGATGGTCACGACGTTGCTTGGAGTCATTGGTTTTTCTATTGCCATGATTTAATCCTAAGAGATTTTTGCTTCACGATCTTAATTAATAATACTCTACTCTTCTATACTTGGGTTGTTCCTCTTCCCAGTCATCCATCTCTGACCTGATCCATCCGCCCTGTCGGAATCGGAGTAGTGCCTGACTCATCGAGTCCACTAAGTCATCATGATCACCGGAAGGGAAAGAGGCGCATTCTTCGATTATTTCTTCTGCCCATCGTGTTGGCGGCGCCCAGACCACACCGGAAGCAAACAGATCAGAGACAGCGTTGACTCTCGCTATCTTGTCCTGACCTCTGGATGGGGTGAACTCCGTGACAGGGATACCCATCGCCCGAAGTTCGAATATCAATGGCGCACCAGATGCTTTCTTTTCCACGATCATTTGATCCGGTTCCCATTCCCAATAGTGTTGATGCGCTTTTCTTTTAAGATCAGGAAACTCCAGCTTGTCTTTGAAGCTGTCGAGTAAAATTAGATTGGGAACGCTCTTGCCTTCATCGTTGGGGTGGTAAAAGACACCCCATGTTGTGCAGGCGCTGTAGTCAGATCGTTGAGTTTTAAGGAATGCCGTATCCCAAGACTGAATAATGGCTTCGCATGGTGGCGGAGAATCCATCTCCCAACTACGCCACCACTCTCTTTTGATCAACGCACCCTCTTCCGCTGTGGGGTTCTGTTGATATTGGGCAGACCACTTCGATGCGGGTAGCTCTGCCTTTAGCGCCTCTAGCTGGGTCAGAGGCCAAAACTCAGGCCAGATGGGATTGCCGCTTGGCATAATCGCAGGAAGCTCGATCAGCTCCCAGTCATCTGAACCTTCGCGTTCGATTGATTTCTTGATGATCTGTCCGGTCAGGTCACGGGTAGACCAGCGTGTCATTACAATAATAATCGCGCCACCCGGTTGCAAACGCTGGCGTGGACCAGAGGTATACCACTCGTAGACCTTATCAAACACCTCTGGATTGTACGCACCGACTGCGGCGTCCTGTTCAGAGTGCGGATCATCGATGATTAACACATCAGCACCCTTACCAGTCACTGCACCACCCACCCCGATAGCAAAATAGTCCCCACCCTTGGAGGTATTCCAGCGACCAGCCGCCTTTGAGTCCGTGGATAGGTCAATATCAGGGAAAATATCCTTAAAATCGTCGTTTTCGAACAGGTTTCTTACCTTCCGGCCAAAGCCAACCGCTAATTCTGCGGTGTGTGCGGTCTGAATGACCTTTTTTTGTGGATATCTACCCAAAAACCATGCAGGAAACAGGTAAGAAGCGAACTCTGACTTGGTATGTCGGGGTGGCATATTGATAATCAGGCGTTTCAACTCACCATTTGCCACTTTTTCAAATGCTTCAGCCATTGTTTTGTGATGCCTGCCAGCAATGAACGCAGGCCAAACGTGCCGAACGAAGGTCAGGAAGTCAGTCTTGCTGTTTTCCCGTGTTTTCGCCTTATCTAGGTCTTCAAGTAGTTTGAGAAGTTCCTGCTTTTCTGTAGGCGGCAGTGTTTGTAGGATGTTTTGAACCTGACTCTGGTCAATGTTGGCCAGCATTACATAGGCTCGTCGTCATCTGGGTCGAATTCTTCTTCATCAACATCTGTGATAGTGGTGATAAAACTTTTGATGCCGATAAATATCGCATCAAGGTCGCCATCAGATGAGTTAATTTCATAAGCGAAAGAGCTTTCGCCGCTGTCGTAGATAATTTTAAAGTGCATGGTCACTCCCGATTCCCATGTTTAAAAATGGAGGGGGCCATACGGCCTCCCCCCGTGTACAGTAACTGGGAGACTAGTTACGTTTGATGATCATAACACATCCCTTCGATGATAGATAATTTTCCATCAATGTATTTACAAGATTTTCTGAATAGTATAAAATATTAACCATATATCATATATAGTCTAGACTATATAGTTTAGAATATTTTAAAATCAAAAAGATTTTAAAGAGTTTAGAATATGAATTTAGTCTAGACTATATAGTCTAGACTATGTCTTTCCCCACCTATCCAAACAAGTAAAGTTCATTTGAACTTTTCACTAATCACATCTATTTTTCAAACCCGCATCTGTGAACCTACCGATGTTGGATGGCACTCTAAAACGCACAGAGAAGCCCTGTATGCGATTTAAAAAGCAAAGGGGAGGGGTAGTATCATTTTCTGCTAATTGTTCGTGTGGAATAGTGCGTAGCAGGTGTGGGCGCAGGTGCATCGACTTTGGGGGTGACCCCTAGGGTGGGGGGTGAGGGAGTCACCCAGCTTTGGACGATACCCCCAGTTCTGCAAGACGATTTATCAGCTCCTGCTCGATCTCACTGGCTGATCGGCTGGACTCTACCTGCTCGACACGATCACTGAACATCGCCACGGTCTTGCCCAACAGCTCCAGTGACCGCACCCTACTGGCATCGCTATTGTGCTCATTCGTCGCTTCCACATGGAGCCTTTCTAACACCAGCCTCCTCAAGCGGGCGCTATCATGCAACGCAGACTGCTTCTCCTCATCCAAGTACGATTGAATTGTTCTGGTAATGAGGGGGTTGTTCATCAGACGGTTCGCTTCCTTGCGACAGGTGGCATCCTTCATATTCTCTGTGTCGTAGGCTTCTCGATACGCCGACACCATCGTGTGGGTTTCACTCCCCCTTCCTGACATCAGCTCGCAGAACTTCCTCTGCTTATTAGTCAACCTTCTGGGACTGTCTGTCCCTCCTATTAATTCCATAATCTTTCCTCAGTGCCGTGCGTGTTTCGGGCGTTTGTAAAGTTTAGCTGAACTTTAGAATCATCCTACAACAGGCGTGATTACTGGGATAGACTCACCATCTATAACTTTCTTTAACTTTTTTATTCAAACCTATTGCAACTGTCCCCATCTTTATGTTTATAATGGGCCATCGAAAGGTGCTCTACCCAACTTGGGATTCGCACCTTGGGCCGGAGAGGGCCGGTCATTCAGCTTAGTGGAGAGATCCTATGTTGACTGACCAATCAGCTTAGTGGTGCGAACCTATGCTGATCATGGCCAAGCCCCGATGCCTCCACTCAGTGGACATCGCGGACTCCAACGCAGGCCCACGCCATTTCAGGCGAGTCGGTGAGCTGGCAGACCCTCGGTCATACCAGACCTGATGCAAA